AGGTCATCACCACCACCGGCCCCCCCACCGCCGACGCTGGGTGAAGCAATACCGCCGCTTTGCCCTTGCACGGGGGCGAAGTCCATCCACCAGGGCAGGTCTTTGGCTGGATCTTTGGTCTGCGTGTCTCCGGTGGGCGCGTCCGACCCGATGTTGTTGGCGTCGGTGAGGATGCGTGCCCATTCCTCGGCGGTATGGGCGCCACGGTTCATTTGGTATTCCAGTTCGACCCACGCGCGGATCTGCTCCTTGGTGGCATCCTTGAGCTGGTCGATTCCGATGTCGATTCCCATGCTTTTTAGGTCGACCTGCACAGTCTCCAACCGCTTCTGCCGCTGCTCTTCTTTGGTGTAGAAGGTGCTGTAGTAGGTGGCCATGCTGGCGTTGAACTTTTCCAATCCTCCGAAAGCCTTGACCAGCACGTCGGCGCCGGCTGCACCCTTGAGAGACACGTCATACAGCGTGGCACCGAACAAGCCGGCCCATCCGTTCACATTGGTCAGTTCCGTGCCAAGGCGGGCCAACGTGGAACTAGCGCTCTCGCCGTCATTGGAGAAGGCGCTCAAGGCGTCACCGTAGGCGGCGGATGCCTGTTCGCCTGCGAATTTCACGACCTGAGCGTCGATAGCAGCTTTTGCCGCTGCGGCGTCCATGCCCGACACATTGATGTCGAGCTGTGCGGTGTAGCCATCCAGGGCCGTGACGTTCAGACCCAGCGCCTGTGCATAGGCTCTGTTGGCGGCCGTGACGGACTTGACGCTGTCGTCGATGTAGCTGGTGGTTTCCTTGTCGGCTTGCGACCAGGACGAATTGTTGGTGGTGCCACCGCCAAACAAGCCCCCCTCCTGGCGGAAGTCGGCCCTGTTGGCAACGGCGGAGGCGCCACTCGAACCAACATTGGCCACGATGGAATTGCCGGTCGGCGTGATCTTGTAATCCATCGCGCTCTTGAGCAGGGACAGCGCTCCGATGCCAAGCCCGATCACGCCCAGCCCGCCTGCGGCCATGCCCAGGCCCTGCGAAGTGAAGCCGTTGGCCATCATGGAACCGGCTGCTGTAAACGTGCTGGTCAGACCGCCGCCCGCAAGGGTGTTCATGAAGCCTGTGGCCATCGTCCCGCCGAAGTTCATCAGCGATGAACCGATGCTGCCCAGACTGCCCAAGCTACCGAGACCGTTGCTTGCGCCGGTCACGGTCTGCGCGACACTTCCTACATTGTTTCCAGTGACAGAAGCAAAGATATTGAATATCCACTTGCGAACCGTCATCTGGTAGAGCAAGTCCCACACCGTGGATTTGAGCGTGTCGCGCAATTTGGTAAAGACGTCCTGGCCGCCCTGGTAGATGTTGGTCCACACACCACGGGCCGTTTGGTCTACAGAGTCCCAGAGGGATTTGAAGCTCTCTACCGCCGCAGTCTTTTCGATACCCTCGGTGTTCTCGGCGACCAACTGGCGCAGGGCTGTTGCCTGGTCACGCAGGGCCTGGGCTTTCGCAGGGCTTGCAAGTTCAATGGCAGTGGCCAGGCCCTCCTTTTCGGCGGCGGTCAGCAGCATCCTGGCTGAGCGCAGAGCATTCACTTCCTGAGCGGACAGCCCGATTTCTGCATTCGCCAGGCGCTGAACCCTTACCTGTTCCTCAAGGCTTGCGGCCCTCGCCTGTTCGGCCTCAACAGACTGGGCGGTTTCGTCGATGGCCTGGCGGAACAATTTCATGTCCAGCACGGTCATTTCATTGACAAAGTCTTCCTCAATGCCCTTGGCCGCTTCGCGCAGACGCTTCAAGTCCTGGTTGAACTTGTCCAGCTGCGCTGTCTGGTCTTGCTTGGACTGCCCGGAACGCTTGACGGCTTCAATCTCGTTTTGAATCAGGGTCTGCTGCGCCGCGTTGTCGGCCGCAGCCAAGGTCCGTTTGGCCAGGTAATAGCTCTGGTCGGTCTCCAGGCCGGCAGAGTGGCGCGCAGCCAGTGACTTGGCAGCACGCTGCTCACCGGCCGTCATGGCGATCTGCTCGGCCTCGTAGCCCTGTATGACAGCGTCCAGGCGTTGTTTTGCAGCAGCCTTGGCCGGAGCAGCCCTCTGGTCATCAAAACTCTTGAGCGCGGCCGTCGTGCCCCGGGCATGCTCAATCAGGAGCTGGTCACGCTCTTGTGACAGCGCGAGCGCTTCCTCAGGAGATGCCGCCGAAGCCATGGACTTGTTGAACCCCATGGCGATGTTGACGGCCTGGTCATTGGCTTCAATCAGAATGCTGTTGCGCGTCTTGACCATCTTGCGCACTTCGTCCAAGGACTTGGCACCGCTGTAGGCCGATGTGGCTTCTGCAGACTTCTCCTGGAGCCGCTTCATCTCCTTGTCGTTGGAGCTGGTGTCCTGGCCAGTGGCCAACAACGCCAACTCGGCCTGCAGGCGGGTGCGCTCGGCGCGCATTTCCTTAAGCCGTTTCATGCCCTCATCAGACAGCTTTCGGCCAGAGTTCTCACTGCGGTTGATTTTTGCGTCAAGGTCCGATATGGCAACGCCCAGCCCGACCTCTGAGCGCGCGAACTGGTCCGATGCGGTCTTGATCATGCCGATCCCCGCCGCCACTGCGGCCAAGGTCAGGATGATGGGTGCCAGGGGTGTGGCGAGCCAGGCGGCTCCAAACGCAATGACAGCAGGCGTGGCGGCAGTCAGCGCCATGCCGACACTCGCAATCCCCGCAGCGGTGGCTGCACCAGCCAGGCCCGAGGTGACAATGTTGAACGCCACCGAGTTGTTGTTGATAGCGCTGCCAACCGTATCTACTGCACCTGAGACCGTCTGCAGCGCGCTGGCCACCGTCCCGCTGGCGCCGCTGGCCGCATCCGCATCGCCCACGAACTTGGTGACCGAGTTGGTCAGCATGGTGAACGCCTGGCCGACGGTCACCGTGGCATCTCCCATTTCCTTGGCCAACTGCGGGGCGGACTTTTCCAGCGCGCCGATCACGGTCTCGGCGGTCAGCTTGCCCTGCTCGCCCAGCGAGCGCAGTTGACCCACCGACACGCCCATGCCGTCGGCCAGCGCCTTGGCCAGGCGTGGCGTTTGTTCCAGGATGGAATTGAGTTCCTCGCCGCGCAAGGTGCCGCTGGATATGCCCTGACTCAACTGCACCAGGGCGGCGTTCATGGACTGTGCGCTGCCGCCGCCGATGGTCATGGCCATGCCGATGGCTTGGGTGACAACCAGCAGACGATCCTGCGAAACACCAAGGGTGTTGCCGGCGCGGGCGATGGTGGCGTAGGTATCACCCAGTGCGGTGAAGCCAACCCGTGACTGCTGCGCAATGTCAAATAGCCGCTGGTAGGCGCCATGGGCCTCATCCGCACTGTTGCTCGACAGCTTGAGGCTGGTGCGCAGCGAGGTGCATGCGTCTGCCATGCGGGTGAGTTCCATCGCTGTGCCGATGGTTGCAATGCCGGCGAGCACGCCCTTCAGCTCGCCGACGCCGCCCGATGCGCCACGGGCGGACTTGTCAACGCCATCCAGCTTGGAGCTGACGCCGTCCAATGTGGCGCCAACGACCTGGCCACCCTCAATGGCCAGTTTCAGTTTGACTTCATTCGCCATGATGGTCACCGCTCAGGTCGCTGCCGCTGCCGTTCTTCGTGTTCCTTGCGCTGCTCACCCCATACACCCAGTGCGGCGCGCTCCATGGCGCGGATGCAATCCATGGTTTCTGGCAGGCGGCGCGGGCGAATGTGGGCAACCTCGCGCAGGTAGCGGATGACCGAGTCGTAGTTGAGGCCTTCGCGGCCTTGCATGCTGACGATCCATTGCGTTTGAAGCTGGCTCCACAGGGCGTACAGACGCACATTGCAGGGCCACAAGTAGACGTACTGTGGAGCGTTTGGTAGTGGACCGTCCTCATGGTCCTCGTCGTCTTCGTCCACGATCTGCAGGCCGAAATGACCTGCCGATACGTCGGTGGCGTCCGAGAGGTCGGAATCATGGTCATCCTGGGCGCGTGCGTCATAGAGCTGGCCGAGCGCCCAGAGGCGCGCGACCCGCGCTAGTTTTTTTCCTTCGCGCCGACTTCCTTCAGGTAGGAATTGAAGATCACGGTGCCGACGCCGGCAGCATTCAGCATCACGTCACGTGCGCCTTCGCTGAAATCGGCTGGCTTGCCGTGGCTGTCGAGCACAAACAGTTGGTCTTTCCACCCCTTCATGAGGGGACGCATAAAGTCGGTCACCAGCATGTCGGGGGTTTTCCGGCGCTCATTGATCTCGTCTTGGTCAAGTCGGTCGCAGAAGACCGTAAAGGAGAACGATTTGTTGACCCTACCGGCCTTGAAAGTGAACTTGACCGGGACTTCGACGGTGTCTTCGACTGCGAGCTGGAATTCGGTTTGGTTGTCCATAGGAGATTTCTGAAATTGAGGTCGGAATGAGAGAAGCCACACGCAGCGCGCGCGGCAACGAAATGGGTCGGTTACAGGCTGACGATGCGCAACTCGTCATTGCCATTGACAGGGTTCAACTTGAACCCCATGTCGGCCATGCGCTTGCCGTTCTTGTCTGCCTTCTTGTGACTCTTGAACCGGTGCGCGGGGGCGAATAGCATGATTCGGTTGCCGGCGGTCTTTCCGACCTCAAAGCCCATGGTCTGCAACGTTCCGTTCTTGAGCATGCCAAGCAAGGCAACCTCT